GGTGAGCGGTGGAGTCCTTGCCCCCCGAGTAGGTGAGGACGAAGGCCTCGGCCCCCTGGGCGAGGGCGGCCTCGAGGGCGCGCTCGGCCAAGGCCACGGCCTCCTTGAGGTCCGGAGCGAAATCGGCATGCCAGGAAATCATGTCTTCAAGCAGGATTTGCATTATGGCCTCCCTTGACTGGATCACAGAAGGCCACCAGGTATTTCCTGGGCCCGACCTTCGGTCTCGGTACCCTGCCCACCATCTCCATGGGCCCCTCCCGTATCTCCAGCCCCATGTGCCGGGCCAGGGCCTGGATCTCCCGAGGGTCCTCCTTCCCTCCCGGCCGGCGGATGGCGAGGACCATCCGGCCAGACTCCGGCACGTAGCGCAGATAGACCTGCACGCCGTCTTTGGGGGAAGTCGGGATCACGAAGCGCACGAGCTTGCCCGGCGCGTTCAGCGCCTCCCCCACCCTGCCCTTCAGAATGTCCTCCACTGCCTCCAACCGCACCCGGTCAACCCGCATAGGGCACCCCCGCCTTGAAGCCCTGGAAGGGGGCCACCAGGTCCCAGTACCCTTCCCGCCGCAGAAGGGCCTGGGCGTAGGCCCCAGGGCTCCGGGCAAAGCCGTCCGCCCGGGCCTCAGCCGCGATGGTCACCACCCGAGCCAAGACCTTCATGGCTCCGTCCCCACCGCCGTACAACACCTGCTTTAAGGCCGCCCACGCCACTCTAAGCCAAAAGCGCAAGCTTTTTTGATCGCCCAAAGCGGAAGCGATAGCTGAGGCCACTTGCTGGGCCCAGCTCCGGCGGCCGTTCCGCCCCCCGGGGACGCTGGAAAGCCGGAGCAGTTCCCGGAAAGTCCGGCGAGTGTCGGGATCTAAAAGTAACGGGGTTTTTTCGCTTTCCCAGGTGGCTAACGGCTTGCCCACTACAACCCGGAGAGTTAAACCACTTCCTAACCGAAGGGTCTCCTTATATCCCGACATTGAGTCTGGGTCGCTCAACACCCGGGCCGTCCGGCCCTTCTCCCGGTCGTCCTCCAGGTCCCGCCACGGCAGCCGCAGGTACGGGGCCAGGACCTTGATGGCTCGGTAGACGGGGCGCACCCTGACCCGCCACACGGTGCCCCCCTTCACTGCCCCCTCCCGCTCCAGGGCCCGCCCTGAGGTCATCCAGGTCTCCCAGGCGATCCAGTGGCGGGCGAAGCGGCGGTACTTCTCATAGCGGGGGTCGTGGAGCCACCGCTCCACCGTGCGCTCGGAGACCTCCAGGGCCTGAGCCACCTCCCACTGGGGGAGGAAGATGTGGGCCTCCCGGGAGGGGTCCAGGCGGGCCCCCTCCCGGATGGCGTGGGCCACCAGGTAGCGCACCAGGGGGAAGAGGGGGCCCAGGAGGTCCCGGTAGCCGTAGGCCTCGAGGGTCTTCTCGGCCTTGCTGAGCAGGTCCTGCCACTCAAACCGCCGCACCTCCCGCCAGTCCGTGTTGGCCAGGGTGGGGCGCTGAGGGGGGGCGGCCTCGAGGCCGGCCCGGTCCGGGGTACCGGAGGAAGGGGGCTCCTCCTCGGGGGCCTCCTGAGGCGTTTTAGCCGGGGTCTTGTTCCAAGAAACGCCCCCCGCCTCCCGCTTCCGCTTCGCCTCCCAGAGGCGCAGGAGGCCCTGGGCCATGCCGGGGTTCTTTTGGGCGAGGTCTGCTATCTGCCGGCGGATGTCCTCCGGCATGTCCGGGGGAAGATTCAGCTGGCTCATGACGCCTCCTTGTGGGGGATCCCCAGCAGGGCTTCCAGGGCCTCCCGCTCCGTGCGGCCCGTGGCCGTCCAGAGCGTCCCAAAAAGCCTGTTGCGGCCGGAGGCCTCCCACCTAAGTGAGTCCTCCAGCCGCTCCACCCGCAAGTCGTCAAAGTGGCTCCTAGCGATCCGCCGCAGGTCCTCAAGCTTCAGCCGCTTCATAGTCCGCTTCATAGTCCCAGCTCCCCCATCAGGCGCTCCAGAGCCTCCTCCCGGGTGGCCCCGATGGCCTGGGCCACCTCCCGCCCCTCGTAGCGGGCCCGGGCCCACCACCAGCGCTCCCCGTCCCGAGGGCCCCAGATGTCCTCCACGTGCACGTCGTACCCCAGGGCCTCGAGGCGGGCCAAGGCCGCTTCGCCCGGGCGATCCGCCGGGGCGGGGCGCACCCGCACGTGCTCCACCCCGGCCAGGGCCTCGTACAGTTCCAGCTCGTTCACCAGGCGCAGGGCGTCCATGTAGGCCCGCCCTTGGGGGGTGTCAAACGCCGCCGCCCACCTGGCCGCCTTCCAGTCCTCGGCCTCGGTCCCGGGCTCCACGCCCATCCGCCAGATGGCCAGCCGCAGGCCCCCCTCCAGCCGCCGGATCTGCTCGCTGAGCGTCATTCCGCCCTCCTCTCCAGCCGCACGACAGACGCGGGAGGCTCGGAGGCCACCCGCTCGGTCCACTCGTCCAGCCACTCCGCCCGGAAGTAAAAGCGCTTGCCCAGCCGCACGTGCCGCAGGTGGAACGGGTTTCCCGGCTTTGCCCGCACCGCCTGGTAGATGTGGTGAACCGGGATGCCCAGGTACTCCGCCGCCTCTTCAACCGTCATGAGCTTCGGCATGTTCCCCCCTAGAAGCAACCCAGTTCCTCCAAAACCTGAGCCAAGGGAAGCCACGCCTCCCGCTTGCCCGTGCCCTCGCACAAGGGGCAGTCAATCTCCTCCTTTTCCGGTGGGATTTCACCCCTCTCGCTGAACCACGTATCTATATGCCCCTGCTCAAGCCAGCTCTTGGGCTTCCCGAGGGCACGCCACTCGTCCCAATACTGCTTCCACAGGGGATGCTCCACGACCCCTGTTCCACCACACTCCTCGCAGTCAAAACGCACCAGTGCCAGGATGTCTTTCCCCTTCAGCTCGCGGATTTCAATCCTCTTCATGCCTCACCTCCCCGGAACGGGGGCCTGGACCAGGGCCCAGAGGATGATGAGCCCCGCCAGGAGCCCCCCCAGAACGTCCAAGCCCCAGTCCCAAAGCCACTTCGGAATCTCCTTCACCACGTACCTCCCACGGCCAGCACCACCAGCACCGCCGCCATGAGCCCCGCGAGGAAGGCCATGGCGGCGGCTAGGGCGGGCCCGGGCTGGCCGTACCGGGCCCGCACGTAGACGCCCAGCAGGGCGTAGAGGGCGAGGGCGAGGAGGGAGTAGAAGGCGAGGAGGGAGGTCATTTTGCCTCCCCACTCTGGTCTATCGGTACCGATATATCAGAGTTGAAGCCCAAAAAAAGAGCCAGGTCTTCCTCCCTGACCCGGTACTCCCTTCCTACGCGCACCGCCCTAAGCGCCCCGGCACGGATTTGGCGGCGTACCCAGAGAGGGCTTTTCCGAAGGAGCTGGGCGACCTCCTTAGTGGTCAAAAGCCTCGTCATTTCACCCGGAGGATACCTCAGCCTCAATGTTTAGTCAAGCATCAGTACCGAGCAAAGGGTAAACATGTGGTATATGACGCTCTATCTTAGTGGTGTGGTGGTGAAAGGTGGGGCCAGGGCAATCCAAAGACCAGCATGGGGTGAGGCTATAAAGGCCCGCCGCAAGCAGCTTGGCCTCACTCAAGAAGACCTAGAAGCCGCCACGAACGATATCCTTTCGCAAAAAACTATCTCCGACCTCGAGGTAGGCCGGGTTCACCCGCTCAATCTTGGGGCGGAAAAGTTCCTTGCCCTGCTAAGCGCCCTCCGCTGGACCCCGGAGGAGTTCGCCGAAGCCACGGGCCTGGACGTGCCCCTGGTCTACCGCCCCTCGGGGGAGCCTCGGGAGGATGTGGTCTGGGTGCCCGTGGTGGGCTCCGGCGTGGCGGGGCGGCCTTGGCCCGAGTCCGGGAGCATGCCCGTCCCCCGCCCCCTGGTACGCCCGGGCTCCGTGCTCATCCAGGTGGAAGGGGACTCCATGGACACCGGGGAGGAAGACGGCCTCCGGGACGGGGACTTGGTGCTGGTGGACCAGAACCTCAAGGACCTCCGGGAAGGCCGGGTCTACGCCGTGGAGATCGTCGGGGACGGCATCACCATCAAGCGGGCCCGGCGGGTAGGCAACCGCTGGATCCTGGTTTCCGATAACCCCAAAGGCCCCATCCTGGAACCCGAAGAGGTCAAGGTACTCGGAGAGGTCTACCGGAAAATCAGCATCAGGGAGGTGAAGTGATATGAAACCGTCAGGACTACGGTGGGGTTTAGTGGTCTTCGGCCTGGTGCTGGCAGCGTGTAGCTCCAACTCGCCCATAAACGTCACAGGCACGTGGCTTGACCTCACGGCTAAAACTCGCCCCCTCAACAAAGCAGATTGCCCTGAAGACCCGATAAACACAGGGGAGTTAAGATTTTCCCTCAACCAAAGCGGCTCAAATGTGTCGGGCACCGTCCGAGCTTATACCCCCGGTCAACCCGCCGCTTACGGAGACGTGACCGCGCAAATAAGGCAGGACGGCACCATAAACGGCAACATGGTATTTAGCTCCCAGTCTGGGAACTCTGTCATTTCAATCGCTTTTGAAGGTCGCATCCAAGGCTCTTACTTCATCGGCAAAACCATCAGCCCCCTCACAAGCCAGTGCCCTTCCAACCAGAACATGGTCAGCGTTTACCTTGAATGGAACGCCCAGAAACAATAGGCACCCTTACTAAGCTCCTGCGATGAAGCGCAAGCGGGGCAGGGGAGAAGGCTCCATCTTCCAGCGCAAGGACGGACGCTGGGCCGGCTTCGTGACCCTGGGCTACACCCCTGACGGCCGCCAGCGCAAGAAGTGGGTCTACGGCCGCACCAGGCGGGAAGTGGCGGAAAAGCTGGCCCGCCTCCTCCCCAAGGCCGGCGTGGGCTGGGTGCCGGACCCCGCCGGCCTCCGCCTCGGGGACTACCTGGCCTCCTGGGTGGAGCAAAGGGCCGCCACCCGGGACCTGCGGCCCACCACCCTTCGCAACTACCACGTGTACCTGAAGCACGTGGAGCCCATCGCCCACCTGCCCCTCTCCCGCCTTAGCCCCCTCACCTTCCGCGCATTCTTCGCCGAACTCGCCGGCTTCTCCCCCTCCCACCGCCGCCACATCTACCAGTTTCTGCGGGCCGCCCTCCGGGACGCCGTGCGGGCTGACCTCCTAGACCAAAACCCCATGGACGCCGTGGACCCCCCACGGGGCGGGGCGGTCCGGCCGGCCAGAGCGTGGCGGCCCGAGGAAGTAGCCCGGTTTCTGGAGACTGCCAAGGGCCACCGCCTCTACCCCCTCTTCGCCCTGATGCTCGCCACCGGCCTCCGGCCCGGGGAAGCCCTGGCCCTCCGGTGGGAGGACTGGGAAGGAGACGTGCTCCACGTCCGGCACACCCTGCGCCGGGACGGCACCCTGGGCCCGGCCAAGACCCCGGGGTCCCAGGCGCCCATCTACCTGGACCAAGAAACCCAAGCCCTCCTCACCTGGTGGCGGGAACGCCTGGAGGAGGAGAAGGCTTCCACCCCAGACTGGCAGGACCACGGGCTCATGTTCCCCAGCTCCAAGGGAACACCCCTGGAATACAACAACTTCAAGCGGGCCTTCTACGCCCTGCAGGAAAAGGCCGGGGTCTCCCGCATCACCCCCCACGGCCTCCGGCACACCTACACCTCCCTCGCCCTCCGGGCGGGCCTCCCCCCCAAGGTGGTAGCGGCCCGCCTCCGCCACGCCGACCCAACCTTCACCGTCAAGGTCTACCAGCAGCTCATGGAGGAAGATCACCGCGCTGGGGCCCTCCCACTTGACACCTTGCTACACCTAAACAGCCGGAACCAACGGGCACCAGCAGGCACCAACGGCAAGCAAAAACCCCGTTCCCGCCACAAATCCCGTTCCTAACCTTCCCCCCCTTGCGGGCTGATAAGCGTGAGGTCGGTGGTTCAAGTCCACCATCGCCCACCACGATGAGGGCAAATCCCCGGGGTCACCAAGGCCCCGGGGAGCGCCTTTTGACACCTACACGACACCTAATAGCCCGTTGTTAGGTGGTAGACCAAATAACCCATAGCCCCGCCCAAAAGGGCGGCCATGACCCCTGCCCACCACGGATGCCTTCGGGCCCACGCCAGAAACTGCCCCGAGATGGTGATCCCCGTGCGGCGCACGGCCCACAGCTCCACGATCCCAAGCCAAAGGATCAGGCCGCCTAGGAAGAGCAGCCACCACCAGAGGCCCGCCAACGCAAAGGCGACAGCCAGTGTCGCAAACATGAGCAGGATGCCCCAAGGAAGCTGCCTCATACCCTCAGCTCGGAGTATTGGGACGCCCAGGCCAGTATCTGGTCTACGTAGGCGTCATTCCGTGCGCCCCGCCGGTATGCGGTAGGCCCGAGGTTGTAGGCGTGCAAGGTAGCGCACCAATCGGGAAACTGCCCCCGCAACCAGGCCAGATAGCGGATCCCCGCCGCCGTGGCGTACTGCACCCGGGCCGGGGTGGGCATGTTGAGGAGGAGGGAGGGGTCCATGCCCACCTGACGGAAGGCGCAGGGCTTGACCTGCAGGGGCCCGATCTCGGACCCCGAGGCGCAGGTGGCCCCGTTGCTGCTGATCTGCAGGGCGTAGGCTACCCGGTCCACATGAGGGTTGAAGGAGGACTCCCGCCGGGCTAAGGCGGTTACCAAATCAGGGGGCACCCCCATCCCTTCGGCCTGGGCCAGGGCCCCGGCCACGATCTGGGCCATGGTACGCCCACCGCAGTCCCCGCAGGACTGCCGGGCCAGGGCGGGATTAGCTTCCACAATGCGGGCATAAATGCGGTCAATGAGGCTCCACCGGTCCTTGTCCAAGGGCGGGGGCCCGGGGGGAGGGTAGGGGCAGGCGCTTCCAGGACCAGGGGTCCCCCCACCCCCACCACGTGCCGGGCCCGCCCCGGCCCGCGCCAGGGCCAGGGCCCCGAGGGCCCCGAGGGCCCACAGGATCCAGCTACCCCTGCCGTTTCCTGCAGTCTTCCGCCCCATGATGGCTCCGAGTCCTGAGCCGCCGCCCCCTGTTCAAGGTCAAATAGCCGCCCCCAACATACCAGGTGAAAGCGTGAATGTCCCCGTAGCGGGCCACCGCGCCCTTTACCTCACCCCCGCGCACGTGGCGAAAATCACGCCGGGCCAGGGGAAAGACGCCCACCTCCATGGGCGGGGTAGGCGTCGGGTCAGGTAACACCAACGTGCGGTTTTGCCATCCTCCTGGCACCATCACGGCCCCCAAGTAATCTGCCAGTATGCGATAAGCAGTTTATGCAAGTTGTCCTTAGAGAACTCCTGGCCACTGTCAAAGACCAGGTTGCCAGTTGGACAGCTATCGTAGTTGTTACTTATAACCAGATTTCCATTTAGAATGATGGACTTTATGGTTATCACATGCTCTGTCGTCTGTATTAGGACTGACGCTTGTCTACTCCTACCTGAGGGCGCGCTGTAGGAAAGGCCTTTGTTGGGGCTATTTGTCGTGAAGCTTTGAACGGTATGTATATACGTCAACGGGGCCGCTGTGTCTGAAACCCCTATTGTTCCCTCTCCTCCTCGGGCTAGTATATCCACCACAACGAGGTCTCCCCTGCGTTGGCGATATGTTGCGTCAGAAGAAGTTAGCGAAATGCCAAAATAGTTAGACGTAGAATACCCCATGCTATAGCCATTGTAAGTGGAAAACATCCCTGTTAGCAAGAACTTGGCCGTCCTAATCCCAGGCCCGTCGCCTCCAATGTTTACGGATACGTCCTGCGGCGATGTGGGCGACACGGTAACCTTGTACCGGTAAATCAGCCTCAACCTTTGGTCTGTATCCAGCGTGAGCACAATAGGATTGCCAAGGCCGTCCCTGAAAAGTTCGCGCGTCATGAGGGGGCCGTTGTAAGAGCTTACGGGCGAAAAGCCCCACTCCGTCAGGTTGAGCCCGCCCACCTGGGCCTCAGAAAACTCAAAGACGCGGCGGATGTTGTACTCCCCGTAGGTTGCCAGGGCTTCTATGTCGTTGGATTCCCCGCTTGGTACGCTGTTCGTCCTCCTAGGGCTACTTGAAGTCCCAATCTCGCTGGCCAGCTGGGTCTGGGAAGGGTCTGGGGGCGTGGAACCCGTCCCCACGGCGGCGTACTGAGAAGGGCCGATGAAGCCGTACTGGGGGATGAGTGTGTCGTAAAACTGGTTCAAAATCATGTTGTGCTGCTCCCCCTCTTTCTCGGGAACCCATATCCTTGCTTTCCCTTCACCTCCAGGGCCAAAGGAAAGCCGCTCCCGATAGCGCCCCACTTGCCAGTGAAGCCACTGAGGCCGTATCCGGGCGCCGATTTCCAGGGGCGGGGGAAGGATGGGCCGTACCACTATCCTGGGGATTACGATGCGCTTATCCATGTTTCACCTCACACGTAGTAGTTCCACTGCACAGGGGCGCTGACCGAAGCCGAAGCGGCCACGTCCACGCCTCCGTTGTAGACCACCACCACCAGCTGGTAGTTCCAGGCCGTGGGGGCGGCAACCGAAGCCGAAGCCGCCACCTCGGTGCCAAGGTCTTTGACGACCACGATGGGGATGTAGTTCCAGGCTATAGGCGGATTCACCGCCGGCGAAGCCGCTACGTCGGCGAGGCTTTTGACGACAACGATAGGGATATAGTCCCAGTCTGTGGGGGCGGCAACCGGTACTGAAGCGGCCACTTCGGTGGCGTCTTTGACGACAACGAGCGGGATATAGTCCCAGTCCACAGGTGCATTGACCACCGGGCTAGCGGCCACCTCGGAAAGGTAGACCGGGTACCGCCCGGACCGTAGGACGTAGCCAGTGGTGTCTAGGGCGCTGACCAGGCTCCCCAAGAGCTCCATCTGGTAGGGCAAGGCTATGGCCTGGTCCAGCACCACAGGCTGGTCAAAGGTCTGGATGGTGTGGGCCGTGGCGTACAGCTCCCGCTGGACCCGCATGACCAGGTTGAGGCGGTCGGGGGTCAGGTGGAAGAGGAGCACGTCGGAGTCCGGCACGTAGAACCCCACGGTGACGTCGCTGATAAGCACGGGGTCCACGCCCGGGAAAGGGCCCCGCTGAACGAAGGACTGACTAAGGGGGTCCCACTGCCGCACCCAGACCTCCCCCTCCCGCTCGTAGGCCACCACGTGCCGGGCCGCCTGGTCAAAGGCCAGGGCCATATGGGCGACTTCCTCCACCGGGTGAGGGAGGGGAGGCACCTCCACCTCCACCCACACCGCCACTTCTGCCCCCCGTGAGTCGTGCAAGGGCCAGGGGCCCTCCCCGGGCACCTGGGCCTGGAAGAGGCGGAAGCGCCGCTCCACGCGGTCCAGGAGGCCCGCCCAGGCGTAGCCGTAGAGGGTGGCATAGGAGCCGTCCCCGGTGTCCCCCATGCTCCGAGGGCCGGGGGCCAGGCGCAGCTCTGGCGCGTAGGTGTTTCCTCTGCGGTAAACCTGGGTCTTCAGCGGCATAGGCGCTCGCGCCGTAGGGTGTCCAAGTACCTTTGCCGGTAGGGCTCGTACTTGCTCATTAAGTCGTAATGGGTCGTGCACGCACCGTTGACGCAGCCCCAAATCTTTTCCACTTCGCCGCGTATGTAGCGTGTCAGCCCCCAGTAGGGGAGGTTCAGAACAATGCGCCTATCGTTGACGTGGCGCACGGTATCAGTGGCCTCGTCATAATACAAGGCGCTAGGAGAGTACCCGGTAGCCACGGCAGCGGCTTCCTCCCATATCTGGGCCCGCTCCTCACGTATGCGGGGCAGCTCATCAGCGCACGATGGCGCGGTAGGAGCTATGGCGTGGTCCAAGGTGCTCGTGCTAGTGGGCTCAGGCTGAGACACAACAGGCGGGGAGGGCTGAAGAGCCGTGGAAGGAGCAGGGACAGGCTCAGGCGCAGGCTGGGGCTTGGGAATGAGGGCCCTCAACTCATCGAGGAGCTGCGTGCGCCAGTCCTCAGCCACAGGAGACGTCACGGGCTGAGGAGCCGTGGAAGGAGCGGGGGCGGGCTCAGGCTGGGGTTTGGGGATCGCCGCCTGCAGGTCCTGCCGCAAATCCTCTATGAGCTTCCGCCGCCAGTCCTCGAGGTCCACCGATACGAAAACGGGGGGCTGGGGAGGAGTAGGAGGCTCGGGAGCAGAAGCGGGGGCACCTCGAGGCTCCCCGCTTAAGGGAGCACCTCGAGGCTCTCCACTGGAAGGGGAAGGCTGAGCAGCCAGGCCTTTCTTGCGCAGGGCCCAAACCACAGCCGCTCCGCCTCCTAGCACCAGCGCCGCTGCCAGAACATGTTTCGCCTCCATACCTCCTCCTACTGCATCAGGATCTGCACCGCCACCGGCCCCTCGCCCATGTCCGAGACCTCAATGGACTCCACGAGGAACGTGAGGTCCAGACTCGCGGCGGGCATGAGCACATAGGGCCCCACCCGCCCGGAGCCGTAGCGAAACCACAGGGTCGCCTTGGCATCACCCACGTTGACGATATGCCCTCTGGTGGCAGGCTTCCCAAGCAAGCCGGCCACGTCCACCACCGCCACCCGCCCTTCCTCTGGGGCAATCTGGGCGATGAGGGGAAGCCGGGCCGGGTCATGGCCCTGCACGTCCCGTTTAGGGCGGCCAAACTCGTATTCAAGGATGCGTTGGATGGCGGCCAGCTGGTCCTTCAAGCACGCCATATCTGCCCGCATCTCGCCCATGGCCTCCTGCAGGCGGGCAGGCAAAGCCGCCAAATCTTCTTGCTTTATGCCCAAGAGGTTGAGCACGCTGCACCTCCTTCTCGATCAGGATTGCCCCCAGGCGCCCCACTTGCAAGGGCGTTCCGCCCCATAAAAATGGCCAACAGGATAGCCAACACAGCGTAAACCGTAACGGCCCCCAGCGCGATGCCAATGCCATGCTTGTAATGCTCCCAAAAGTTCATTAGCCCTCCTTCTTATCACCCACCAGGGCCCCCACCAGGGCCAGGACCAAAAGGAGGCCCACCCAGATCAGGACCCCGCCCACAACAAAGCCAGCGCCGAAGCGAAGGCCGTCACCGAAGTTCAGGTTCATCGTCCACCTCCCGCCTTCTGCTCCATGCCCATAGCCCGGATGCGGGCCAGGGCGGCCTCAATCTGCTTCTGGGCGATGTCCCGGGGGAGGCCGGGAGCCATCTGCTGCAGGGCCTCCATGGCCTCCCGGAGCTTGGCTTCCGCCCGGGCGGCTGGGTCGTACTGGGCCCCTACCTTACGCCACTTCTCTTCGGTGGCGAGCACGGCCTGCTCAGCCAGCTTGGGCACCCGCTCAGAAAGCCACTTCTCATAGTTGGAAAAGAGCATCCGCACCGCCGCCGCGAGGACGGGCCCCACCACGGGGATGGCGGAAACCGCCCGCACGATGAGCCCCGAGAGTAGGGCGATGAGCCCGGCCGCGAGGAGGGCCTGAACGAGCCAGACAAGCCAGACCTGGCCCTCAGGAAGAAGGTCATGCAGGTTCACACCATCACCCCCAAGCGCTTCACCCCACCCCTACCCTCGCAGTCGCAGGGGGTGGGGGCAATGGAGCCGTCCTGGCACGTGGCCAGCACCTGCGGGCAGATCCGATCGGAAGGGGGGGAGCCCTGGGAAGGCTGCCCGCCCTGAGCTTCCCCCCTTCCCCGCCGGGCCAGGGCGTACCCCGCGTACGCCCCGGCCGCCACCGCCACCGCCACGATCCAAGCGCCCTGCATCCGTCACCTCACCTCACCAGAGGGGCACCACGGGCAGAGGAGCGGGCCCGCCCACATAGGCCGGGTTGTGCCAGCCGCAGAGGCTGGGGGCCACCCGGCAGAGGGCGTCCTGCCCGAGATTGCCCAGGCCAAAGGGCGGCTGCCCGCCAAAGTCGTCCACCACCACGGGGGGGGTCTCGGTCTGGGCCGGGGGAGTTTCCGACTGCCCCTGCCCGGCGGCCTGCCCCTTGGCCAGCTGGTAGGCCAGGTAGCCGGCCACCCCGAACCCCAAAAGAGCTAATAAAAGCGTTCTACTTTCCATCTTCCTTCACCTCCCTGAGCCGCAGGCCCTGCCGGTAGGCCTGGGCTTCCATGGCATTCACAACCCGGGAAAGGTAGTAGGCCTGCCGGCGGCCGTTCTCCTCTATGCGGGAGAGGCGTTCCCGCATCTCGGCCATGTCCCTGAACACGAGCTTGAGGAACGCCACAAAGGCCACCGCCCCCAGGCCCATGTCCAGGACGTCCTTCCACTCCATCAGCAGAACACCCCCTGAGCCTCTAGATCGGAGATCCGGCGCTCCAGGTCCGCGATAGCCGTCCGGGCGGCATTGGCCTGGTCCTGAGCCCGCGCGTACTGGACCCGCAAGGACTGGATCTGCTGATAAGCGTCAGCGATCTGGGCGTTGATGCGCCTGACGTCATCCCAGGTGTCATCCCAGGCACCCCCCGGCTTCAGCTCGTGGCTGCGGAGCGAAAGGCCTGAGCCCGTTTTAAGGTGCGTCAGGCAAGCGCTTTGGGCCTGCTGGTTGGTGGTGGTGCCGGAAACTGTGTACCACTCATTCCAGGAGCAAACCGGCCACCCGTTGCAGTTGTATTTAAAGGTGGGGTCCTGGGCGTAAATGCGGCAAACCTCTTCCGCCTGCCGCTCAATCTGCCGCATCTTGGCTTCCGCATCCGCAAGCAAATCGTGCTGCTGTTTGAGCTTCATGCGGTAGTCGCTTAAGAGTTGGCAGAGGCTGGCCCGGTTGTCACTCTGCTTCACCCCGGGGTGCTGAGGCAGATCGGCCGCCACCGGGTCCACCGCCTTCTCCTCTGCCTTTGGCCGGGACCGGGAGAGGTAGTAGACCCCCACTGCCCCCAGCCCCAGACCGGCCAGCCCCGCCACCACGGGCCACCTCACGCTTTCACCCCCTTGTCCTCGCGGGATCCCAGCCACACGGCGAGGCCTACCAGGCCCGCCCCCGCCCCAAGGAGGAGGAGGCCCTGGGAGGCCTGAAGGGCCTTGTAGTTGTAGTAAACCCTGGTGCGCTGGGTTTCCTGCTGCCAATAGGTTGCATCACGGACGGCCCCCACCTGGGCCTCCACGATCCTCCCCAGCTCGTGCCACTGCACAATGGCGGCGTCAACAAGATTTCTGATGGAGCGTTCCCGGGATTGGGCCACTTCCTCCACGGCCCGGGCCTGCCGGTCGGCCCCCAAAAACCCGAAGAGGCCGCCCAGCGCGTTGCCCAAAAGCCCCAGCAGAGCCTCCATCTCACTCCTTCAGCAGGACCACCACGAGGAGAAGCGCCAAGAGCCCCCCCAGTACCCAAACCCACGTAGGGGGTCCCGCCGGCTGAACCTGCACGCCCGTGGGCTGGGCCGCAGCCCGGGCCGCTTCCGCCTGGGCCTGGGCGAGCTGCAGCTGGTACTGCAGGCGCTCCTGCTCAGTCAAGATGTAGGGGTCAATGAAGCTAGAGAGTTGACCCAGCCCGCTCAGGATCTGGGCCCAGAGGGGGGTGTCCCCGGCGCTCCCGGGGACGCCCCCCGTGAGGGGCATGGTGTAGGAGTAGGAAAGGCCGAACCCAGAGGACCCCGAACCCCCGGAGTCCAAGAGGGTGTAGGGGGGCGTGTACCCCGAAAGGCTGGGGAAGTAGGACTCGGAGAGGCCGAACGGCATGGCTCACCCCCCTCAGAGGCCGCCCCGGTTCTCCAGCTCAGCCAGGCGCAAGAGGCGGCCCTTGTCCAGCACCTCCACCCGCCGGCCCATGGCGGCGATCTGGATGTAGTGGCCGGCCCGCTCGTTCCAGACCATGGGCACCTGGGTGGTATAAACCTCCAAAAGCAAGCGGGTGCCGGGTACCAGCTCCACCTGCTGCGGCCAGGCCAGCATGGTCTCCAGGTTGTTCTGGTCCACGCTGTGCATGGTGGAGAAGGACTGGTTGAAGACGGTGGCCACGTTGTCATCCACCCCGCCCGCGTCCCGGCCCACTCGGAGGCGGAACTGCCCATCGGCGTGGGTGTAGTAAACCTCAATGTCCTGGGTGCCGGTCACGCCGGCCGGCTCCACGAAGGTCACCTGCTGGTTGTTGTAGTCCACGGACTGGATGGTGCACCGCTGCCACACCCCGCCCACCTTGGCCCAGACGGCCACGTCTGGGTGGTAGGTGGAGGGCAGGGTAGGGGCCCCCTGCAAGGAGGGGATGAGGTAGGGCAGGGTGACGGTGCGGGCCTGGGCCGTGGCCAGATTCTGGCCCGCGAAGGCGGCCAGGCCCTTCAGGTAGATACGCAGGCGCCGCTCCCCCGCCAAGACACGGAAGTGAGCCGTGTCCGGGGTGCGCATCTGGGCCAGGGCGAAATACTCATTGGGGCGGTAGGCCAGGCCGGTGGCGTCAAAGTCCTCGTTGTCAATCCACAAGTGCTGCCACCCCGAGGCCTGGACCGCCGCCGGGGCAGGCCGCGCCGGCTGGGGCTGCGGCTGAGGCGCGGGGGAGGGGGCGGAAGGGGCGTCCTGGAACACCCCGAGGCCCCTCCGAACCGCGTTGCGAAGGCTGTCCAAGAGCGCCATGGTCCCTCCTACACGTTGGAGTTGTCCACGCCCACGGGCAGCTCAATGCGGGTACGGGAGTCGTTGAGGTTCACGGTAATGCCGGGGTCGGTCTCCACGTAGATCTCCAGGGTGTCCCCTTCCCGCAGCACGATGCCCTCTGGGGGGACAGGGGCCCGCAGGGGGGACGCCGTCTGCAAAATGTTTTGGTAGTATTTAGCGTCCCGCTGCTGAGCCTCGGAGAGGTCGTAATAGCTGGCGTACTGGGCTTTGACCAAGAACTCCGGGAAGTCAAAGCCCTTGGTGCGCCGGGCAAAGAAGACGTCCGTGGTGTGGGGCAGCTGGTTGCCGCCCGAGTCGTAGAGCTTGAGAACCACGGGAACGGGGTTGGGAAGGACCCACGTAGCCCCGGCGGGCACTACAAACTCGCCCACCTTCACCCGCTGCCTGCCGCCGTACGCCTGGAACTCGGGGCCGCTCCTCAGGATGGTGATGGGACGGGCCCCAGGCCGAAGCCGCTTGATCCGCTCAAAAGCCTCCTGCATCCTTTACCTCCTTAGTCAATGTCCAAAATCGCCATGACCAGGTTCGCGAAGGAACCGGCCGCCACGCCTAAGCCGATGTAGTCCACCATGGGGTCCTCGGTCAGCTTGTTGTTGATGAGCAGTGAGCCCACGATGACCCCGCCCAGGTTGAGCAACACCCTGTTGGTCCGGGCGTTCGGGACCTCCTTGCTGGTGTCGGGCTTTCCGTCCGGACCCACCGCGTAGTAGTGGACACGCCCGTCCTCGCCCTTCGCCGCCCAGCCAAAGAGGTCGCGCCTGGACGTATAGAGCGCCTTCCGCGCCAAGTAGGCCCCCAGCACCCCCACGCTCACGCTCACCACGATGGGGTTTTGGACCACCTCCAGGGGGTTGCTGGTGGAGGCCAGCTTGCGCATGTCCTGCGCCGCGATTGCCGCCGTGTCCGCCATTCACCTCCTCCTTCTGCCGCCCACGGTAGGCGGGGGGCGATGGGGGAATAAAGAGCGAAGCGCCCCGGAGATACGTCGGGGCGCTTGGGAGTTTTGGGCCGCTTCGCCCGGGCACTTCGCCCGGGCGAAGTGCCCCTTAGCCGTCCAGGGGCACGAAAACCCGCCTTTGTGGGGCCCTCGGGTCTCGGAGGACCAGGCCCGCCCGGTCCCGGTCCAGGTCCTTCACCCCGTACTCCGGGGGCAGGCCGTCATCGGGGCGCTTGAGGAGCCTGACCCGCTCCCCCAGCTCGGGGAACATCTCTGCCACCGCCCGCACCTCGTTGGGCTCCGACACCCGGAAGGTGACCAGGTGGGAGGCCTGGCGGCGCACCCCGGGATCAATGCCCCCCACTGCCCCCCGCATCATCTGGGTCACGAAGATCACAGAATGGCCGGCCTCGCGGCCTCCCGTCAGCACCTCGAAGAGCCCCCGGGGTACCTGCCCCCTGGGGAAGAACTGGTGGGCCTCGTCCACCACCAGGAGGACGTCTTTCAATCGCATGACCTCCTGGCCCAGGGCGTCCAGGAATCTGCGGGGGTCATAGCCCGTCACGTGGAAGTGCACCCGGGTGTGGCGCTTGAGGGCAGGCCCGGGGTTCCCCTCCTCCCCCACGCGGAAACGGGCCTCTGCCAAATCACCGAACTCCGTCTTGCGGTTGACGATGACGAGGCGGCGGAAGCGGCCCTCCATAGCCCGCACGATCTGCCGGGCCAGGGTGGACTTCCCTGACCCGGACTTGCCCACGATGAGGATACGGAAGGTCTGCCTGCCGCCCATCTAGCCCTGGTAGGCCTGCCACAGCTCCCACCCGGCCCACGCGGCCAGGGCGAGGGCCACCACGGCCTGGGCGGTCTCGCACTTGGGGCAGCCCTTGCCCTCCCGGAGGTTTTTCAACCGTCCGAGGCCCAGGTAGAGGCCTCCCACCAGGACCGCAAGGGGAAAAGCGTTCTCCTTGGCGAACTCCATCACTCCTCCTTTCGGAACTCCCGCAGGCGCAACGCCAGTCTGGCTGCCTGCCCAATGCCGTCTCTACGCTTGGCCAGCTCCCGCAGGACCTCCACGCGGATCGTCCCCCGTTTCGTAAAGCCCTCCTCTCCGTACACCCGCCGCACGTAGGCCCGGAGGCGTCCGGGGCGCGTGATGGCGTTTTGGATCCACCGCTCTTTCACGCCGTCCACCTCCTCGCAAACTCAGCTATCGGAGAGGCTACGGCCTGAGCCCGGGCGATCCTCTCTGCCCTGCTGATGGGCCGCGTGGGGCCGAACTCCACCAGGATGGCCGGGCCGGGGAAGTCGTCTATGTAGAGGCGTCCGAACCTCGAGGCCGAAGAGGGCCTAACCCATGCCCCCTCCCCCAAGGCGGCGGCCACGGTGCGGGCCAACTCCTCGGATCCCGGATGAGGGGAGTAGTAGACCCCGGGCCTCGAGGCCGTGGGAGTGTCATGGTGGACCGATATGAAGAGCCTCGCCCCCATCCTCCGGGCCATGGCAATACGCTCAGAAAGGGGGACATAGACGTCCGAGGTCCTGGTGAACCCCACCCGGTAGCCCAGGGCCACCAGGTACTCCTTCAGGGTGAGAGCCTGGGCCAGGTTCAAATCGGCCTCCCGGGTGCCGTCCGGGGCCACAGCCCCGGGATCCCGCCCGCCATGGCCGGGGTCCAGGACGATGTAGGCACTAGGCGCTTGGCGACGCACCATCAGGAGCACCCCCAGCAGTACTAGAAGCCCGTACATCCATAACCGCACGCACACCTCCGTACGCCGCTATAGCCAGCACCCCGCCGCCCAGGAGAATCCGGAGCCACGGAGGCAGATTCTCCACGCTCCCCATGCCCGGAAGGCGGTTCTTCCCGATGCCGTACTGGGCCAGGGCCTCCCCGACCTTCAGGACGTCCAGCACTTGGGCCGGGGGCATGAGGCCGAAGAGGGCCCCCTGCCAAGCCCGGAGAAACGCGGCCTTTTCCTCCTCCGACTGGACCCGCACCCCGAGCATGAGCAAAAACGCCGCCCCGCCCGCGATCTCCTCCCCGGTGAAGGGGATCACGGGAGGCTCCGCCGGCGGAAGCTCGGAGAAGTCTTCCGGGGCCTCCTCGCCTACCTCGCCTAGGGGCTCCCAGCTACCAGATGACGGGGCCGCTTCCGATTCCTCCACCGGGGGCGGTGGGGGTGGGGTTTGCGCCTGGGGTTCCTCCACTACCGTTTGCACTCGCACCTCCCTTTCCGGCCAGGGCCACGCCCAGGAGGACCAGGGCCCCCGCCCCCAGGGCCGCGAGAAAGCCGAAGGGGCTCTTCGTAGTAGGGGCACCCCTGGGGGTCTCCTCGGGCTCGGGTTCGGGCCTGGCGGGCTCCTCCTGCGAGGCCTCTTTAGGCCCGGCCACCCGGGGCTGGGACTCCACGGCGGCCTCCAGAATGGGGTCTAAAGGTCCCTGGAGGGGGACGGCCTTCACCTCTCTGGCCTCCCCCTCCTCCTCCAGGACGGCCTTCTCGCCTACGACCTCCTCCGGGAGCTTGAGCCGGAGCATGGTCTACCTCCGAGAGCGCTTCTTCTTGGTCTTCTTGGTCTTCCTGGTTTTCCGCTTAGGCATACGCCCTCCTTCTCCTTCCACCAACAAGGGCCAGGGCCACCACACCCAGGGCGGCCAGCCCGAGGGCCCCCACGCCCACCCCCGCGCCCGCCACGGCGGCCGCCCGGGCCGGGGCCGGCACCAGCTCCACCGCCTCCTTCAGCTCGGCCACGATCCGCCACACCAGATAGAGGACGGCGATGACCGCGGCGGCGCTGAGGGCCAGGGCGGGCAGGAAGGCCGGGTAGATGTCCCCCCCGCCCATGTAGCCCATGGGCTGGGGGCACTTGGTGGACCCGCATCCCGCCCCCCCGTAGGCGGGAGGCACGGCCCAGGGGTCAGAGGTTCCGGCGGAGGAAGACGTGGCCTCCACCTTCAACCGGATCACCAGGTCATTCCCCCGCTTCCCCCAGTCCAACACCCGGACCCCAGGGCCGTACTTGGCCTGCAGGGCCCGCTCCAAATCGGCCCGCGTGACCCGGGAAACGTCCCCCCCTTTGTGGGCCGCCACGATCTCGTAGGTCTTTCCCGGTTTCAACGGGGCGTTGGGGTCCACGGGCACCCGCTGATAGGCCATGCCCTCAGCCTGCCGTCCAGAGGCGGGCAAAAAAAGCCCGGCCCGCCAGGGCGAAGCGGCGGGCCGGAACGCCAGGGCGGTTCGCCCTGGCGAAGTGAACCCTAGCGCTTCACAAGCCTCCTCACTAGCTCCACCAGGGCCGCGAGGCGGCCCGCCACCCCCTCCCCCACACCGGGCAGGGCCATGAGGTCCTGGATGTCCCAGCCGTGGAGGTTGCGGATGTCCCCTTCCAGGGCCTCGGAGATGGACCGGGCAGCCACCGGGTTGCCCAGGAGGGCGTAGAGGAGGTTTTCTAAGGGCTGGGCCTCAATGGGTATAGGGTTTCTTTTGCGGGTGGCGAGGGCCAAGATGCGCCTACCGGGACGCCCCTTTTTGAGTTCCATCCCCCGCATCATAGCACGCCTCTAGGTGTCACGGAACGGGTTCCGGTGGGCACGAGTCTAAGGCGATTTGCACCCCCGGCATGCCCGGGCGGGGCAGGGTGAGGCGGCATGCCGTCCCAGTGCATACGTCTGCCGTTCTGGCGCGGTATTCGCCGCCTGGCCATGTCAGGATGACCTCTCCCGCCACCCCCTCGTACTGGAAGGCCACCTCGGCCCCAGAGCGGCCGATGGCCGTGATGTACCCCTGGCAGTCCCCAAGCCCCTCAAGGGGGGGCACCTCGAGGACCGCCGCTTGAGGGGGCACCTCGAGGCCCGCCCCCGAAAGGGCCACCTCCCCTCCACCCACCTGAGGCCTGGGGGACCAGATGGACCAGAAATAGGCCACGATGCCCACAAGTAGGGCCAACCCAAAGGCTTTCTGGCTAGGTGTCATGATTCCTCCATCCTATCTCTCAAAAAAGCCTCCTCCTCGGAAGTGAGGAACTCCATCCCGAGCTTCGCCTCCACCTCCTTCAACCTCCGGTACACCTCCCGCCTGGCCTCGAGGGTGAGCCTCCCGGG